CCGCCAATAGCTGCAGCGGTCGGGTCAACAGTGTTAACGACAGGGTTCTGAGGTGATTGCATTTGTGCGTTGTTGAGAATGCCAGCGTTATACTTGATATACTGATCCATCTCATAATCACGGAACTGCTCGAAGCGGCTTCTTTCGTCTTGGAGCTCAGCAGATTCACGAGCCTGTAGTGCAGCACCTGCACCCGTCATGCGGTCGCCGATTTGACCTTGCATACCGAAGGCGTTGCCGTAAATCGAAGCCAGATTGTTGTTAGCCGAGACTGCATTAGAATAATCTTGGTTTTGCTGTTGAATGCTGCGATCCATCAGTTGCTGCTGAATGTTAGCCCCGACATCAGCCCGACGATCGTTGTAACCACGCAAAGCAATTGCATCAGCAACACCAGCGCGAGAGCTGTTGGCGTTGTTGGTAGCCATAGCAGACTGGTTGATACCAGGCAGCGTCTGCTCTTGCAGTCTGCGCGTGTCATCGCGCATTGCTGCATCTAAAAGAGAACCATAGTTGGCAGGGTTGGTGGCATATGCAGTCGCGTTGGCTAGGGTCTGACCGTTTGCAGCTTGATTATACAAACTAGAAGCATTGTCAGCAAAGCCTCCTGCTGTTCGCATCATGTTACCAGGCTGATCCATGGATTGCTGGGCGGTGTTACCTAAGTAATTAAAGCCCTGCTGTGAATAGGGGTTAAAGCCAGCCAATGTTTGACCTTGGTAGTTGCCTATGTCTCGGACGCGCTGGAGCTCATCCTGCGATCCTTTATACATTGCCTCGACATAAGGTTTAGACAAGTTAAAGCCAGCCATTTGGTTGCGTGAGGCTGCTTCTGCGGCATCTCCTTGCTTCTTTGCCCCATACATGGAGGAGGCTCCACCTACTACGGCTGCTGTAATTGCAAAACTCATTTGCTTTCTCCGATTTTATTTATGAGAGCCTCTATGTGCTCGGTTTGCATTGGAGTGAGCTCGAGATCATCGAAGCTCTTAGCCAGGACCTCACGTTCAATCTCATTAACGTCAAGATTGTCGGTTCGATGTACCGTAATCAGAGTACTGTCCTCATGCGCGTATAAGATACGCTTGGTTCCGGCCAAAGTTATGCCATTGTGAGGGGCCTGTATCCGCTGCTCTCCGTCTTGTTCTGTTATTATCGACAAATCACCCTTGGTAATGAAGTAGGGGTGGTTTCTGGCGTGTATATGACCGACAACAATCGTGCCAGCCGCCATGTCCATCTGTCTTATGTACTGACCATCCGCAAAATCATGCGTAACAGGTACCATCGCAGCCATTGCGTTGTGCCCTAGACGGTCGTCGCTCTCTTCTACTGCCCCCTGGAAGCGCATAAGCGCATCTCGGAAGGCTCCCTGGTCGGCCTTGTGCTTAAGAAATGATCTGTACTCATCGCCGAGGGCTAAAGCCGGTGCCAGGCGGTCTATACGCCGACCCATGCGGTGCCGTTGTAAACCATTAGGCCGGTAGTGCCGTTTCCTAATGGGTCCCAAGGGCTAACGGCGTAACGCACCATACCCTTCAAAGGGTTACTGGGGGCTTGGTCAGCCACTTGGATTGAAGCCTCAGCGGCTTGTCTCGCAAACACCTCAATCCGCTGCAGCTCGTCTTGTATATAACGCCGAGCATCGTCTTCGCTGAGGACTGGGTATTGCCCACGAGTGTAGTTATTGACGATCAAGTCTTGCTTTTCATTGATAGCCATATGTTACTACCTCCGTCCGGTGGCGGTGACTTCTAAATCAAAGCCGCTGAACTCAAAGTCTTTCTGATCGGAGACTGTAATCTTGTAACTCAGGTATCGACCGGCAGCTCTGGTGTCGATCTTGTAGTCAAGGTTCAGATCGAAGGTGACTGCGTTGTCGTAGTTGGGTGTTCCGTTAGGCACATCCGCAGCCCCGAACTGGAACGACAGAGTAGTGTCGTCAGTGTTCTTTGTCATAGCCTGAGGGTAGATGCGGCTAATGTTCTTATAGCCTCTCAGCTCGTTCTGAGCCTCATCTAGGTCAATGCCTACACGCTCTAAGATGGCAGGTTTGTTAGCCTCGGTGTCATAGCTAAACGACACCTGACCATCATCAGACAAATCCATTACATAAAGCTTATTACTTGTAATACCGTTGGCAGAGCTGCTTGGGCCTACAAACACAGAGTGACGAGCAAAGCTGTCTTCTTGGTCGTAGTATGAGCCGCCTACAGTGTTGTAAGTTAGGCCGGAAGCCGTGCCGTAGGTTTCAACTGTGTTGACGTTAGCCAAGCTTGCTGCAGCCACATCAGGCAAATCGGCAAACGACCAGGTATTATTCTTATAATTATACACGGCAGCTCGGTTGCACCGATCCGTATTAGGAAAGCCGACAAGCTCGTCGCCCGACACATAGCAGAAGTAAATCAAGTTTAGCTCTGAGCTGTGGTGTACGAAGCACCTGTCAGCTTTAGAGGCGTTGAGGCCTTGGTAGATGAACTGTTTAACACGCTCGTCACATATAGACTGCTTAGATGTAGCGTCATGAACGTAGATATCTCGAGGGCCAAAAACGAAATGCTTTCCGTCAACTTCTGTGTAGCAATTCTGGTTAATCATACCGCAGTCAGTGTAGAGCTTGCGGAAGTTGTACAAGAAGGTGCCGCCGGTGAACTCCATCAGCCAAACTTGCGTGGAGCTGTAGATTATGAAGTTGGAACCGAGAGTGCCGCCATCAACAATAGGTGTATCCATTTGCACTAGGTCGTTAAAACCTGCTGAGGCGGTGGTGTCGCTTTCGTCCCATGTAGTCGGGACAGTGTTCGACAATGTAATGTCAGAAAAACGCACTCGCGTAGGATACGAGGTTGCACCCTCTGTCGTGTTCAAGGCAATCAGAACGTCACCAAACGACCGCAGCGATACACAGCGATAGTTACTAGGCCAGTTGTTTAATGCTGCAAAGTTAGTGCCACCTGGGCCTCGGAAGCTGGGTACTTTGTCAGGGCGATTGACGTAGGCCACATTCGCCAACTGGGTAGACGTAAAGGGGCGGGGGTCTACATTCGAGGATATGGTACCAGAACGATCATTCATACTGCCTGTGACGTACTCGTGCAGTTGGTAGTCATCAGAGGCGACAACGACAGTGTCAAAGCCTGTAGACGGAACGATACCAAAGCAGAAGCGAGGTGTGAATGTCAGGTTAGGAAGCATGGTCCGAAAGATCGGAGACCGGCGAGCCTTGCCCTCATCGAAGCGGATGTTAACCGACCGCGAGAAGGCATTCAAAGGAAGGTTGTATGGGCTTACATCTGTTACCGTTCCGGCACTGCCAAGGTCGCGGATGGGTAATATAGCCATGGGTGATTAACCTTCTATTAGCTTATCTTTCAGGGTCTGAGGTGGAAACTGGTCAGCCAGTACCTTTAGATTGTCTTGGTTCGCCTTCACCACTTCATTGCGAAAGCTTTCTATCGCGGCTGTTGATTGATGTGATTGCTTGCCGTTCTCAATCATAAGAACAGGCAGCATTGCCATCGAGCACCCCCACTCGGCTATCTCTTCGCCTGTCTGGGGATGTGTGCCGCGTACCTCGATAAACCATCCGCACTTGTGTTGGCGACATGGCTTAAACTTATCTAGTGGGCAGTTGCTCTCTACTTCTAATCTCATGACTAATTAGCTCTTAGTCGCGACAATCACATCGATGTACTGAACATCCATTGCAATCGGGTCGAGGGTTAAACTGCCGGAGAAGCCGTGATTGTGAGATGCGCCGCCACCTCGAGAGCCTGTGTTATCACTTCCGATTACACGGTCATCAGACGAGCCAGGGTTATACGCTACACCAGTATCTGAAGGGTCACGCAGGGTGATTGAGTGGGTGTGAGGGGGTATCTGGGCAATCGTAAGCGTATGACCCGCTACAGTACCTGTCATGGATCCGGTGATGGTACGAGAGCTTGCCAGGGCGGTGGTAAACGACTGAGAACCGCCGGACGTTAAGGTTGCTGTATTGGTTACCCGCAGAGCCTTATTGTTGTCTGCTGTGTCTTGGATCCAGCCTGTAGGGGCTGTAGGGTTGCGAAACAACATCTTGGTGCCCGAGGGTGCCGGTAGTGAACTGTCGCCCTCTAGGGTGGTGAGGCGAGCGTCAAGACCGTTGAGTACTTCATCAGTAACGGTCATGGCTGCATTGATGTTAGGGAACGTGCTCTGCAGTACTGCCTTAATCAGTCGGATGTGGTCGTCTGCCTGGGCGAGGCCATCAGTAGACGTTGGGTTCGAACTGTTGAGGTCTGAGATAATGGTGGCGTTCTCTAGTGCCATGATAAGTGCTCCATATGTAGAATCTTGGGCTCTCACGAAAGAGGTCTAACAACAACAACAACGACAAACCCTTTAGCGGCCTTTTGAAACCGACCTTATAAAAGACCCACGGGGCCCTCTTTTGGCCAATAGGGGACCCATGAAGAGCTAAGCTGTTGATATCGTTAGGTGTGATAGTTATCGGATGTTGTATCCGTTGACATTTTAGATGACCGACGATTGACGATCTGACAATTGATGGGACAAGGCTATTTCTTTGCAGTACAAATCGGGGCTTACCCCATAAGTACCACCTAAGTACCACCAGAGTATCCCCACCTAAGTAGTCCTGAGAAGCCATTAGAAGCTACCTGAGAGCCACCTGAGTAGACCTGAGCCTTGCCACATAAGAAGACGACAGCACATCCTGAGCAGCGTCATATGCCTGGTCCGAAGTCCATATCATATGCCTGGTCGGCAGTCCCTCATAAGACTACAAGGGGAAACTCTCCTTAGGGTGGACATAAGTCGTTACGACTTCGGTCTCTCTTTGTTCCCGTTGTAACTATAGGCATGTTGCCTATATAAGTAGAAGTGCAGGGGCTTGTCAGCGCAGTCCAGCGGCCTGTCATTAGGGAAGCATCAGTGGATACCGTCTTGCCCCTGCACACTCTCTTATATGTCTACAATCTCACAGCTATCACCAGAGCAAGCTAGCGTCTGTGATCCTGCAGTATTGTCTTCGCCTTGCTCATATGTAGCCAGCTCAGCCCAGGCAATCTCTTTAGGCATCTGCCGCTCTACTTGGTTCCATACCTTCTTCTCGACATCCTGATAGGGTGCCTGTCTATAGCTATGATCTGAGTGTGGCAGGAATGAGATGCCGGACAGTAAATCGAAGTTGTCGTACACCCAAGCACCTACATGCATCCACTCATCGTCTCGCACTGAGATGGTGACGCTGGGCTTATGCTCACACCAATGCAGCGCATATGTCTTCCACAGCTCGAGCTGCTCAAGGGCAGACATGTCGTTGCGAGTGACTGCAGCCTCGGGGCTCTTGACTGGGAATGAGAAGACAGTCGTGTTGTCAGGCTTCATGAAGCAGGGCTCGTTGGGTACGCCCTGATCTATCATGAACTGCGTGAGAGGATCTTTGTTATCGCCCCGAACAGTGCGTACATACTGACCACTATGACGAGCATGAATGCCAGAAGCACTATCCACAAGCTGCGAGACAGTGCCACTAGGCTTGACGCAAGTGATGGCCGCAGATGGACTAACTCCAAGCTGCTCCGCATAATGGCTGTTCGTTGATACAGCGAGATCACGGAGCCGGTTAAGAAGTTTTTCAGTCGGTTTACTGGTGATTTCATTGTCCATAATTCCTGTTAATGACACACCCAACAGACGCTCTTCCTCGGTGTTCTTCGACCAGATGGGGCGCAGGTATGGCATGTCCGTGTAGGTTGATTGGATCGTGCCGAGCATGGTCGCTAAGCGCACCTTCTTCTTCAGTGTTGCCTCGGTGTCCGTGGCTCGGACAACGACCTCGGTGAGGTTGCAGAACTGATTAGGGCGCAGGATAATCTCGCTGCACGGGTTAGTGCCGAACTCATGCTCAGGGTCACGACGACCATGTGAGGCGACATGCTCTTGAGCTGCGATGCGTGAGAAGATGCCACGCTCTCCGCTCTTGCTCTCGACAAGGCTCTGCCATTCCTTCAGGAAGGCATCCATATCGGGCTTCTGGGTGTAGGCGACAGAGTTGTTAGCCAACGCCATCTCAGGACGATCAGTCCACCAGTTGCCGCTCTTGGCTGTACGCATCTTGTCGTCTTGCAGGTTGCTGAGGCTGATCATTGCTGACCGGCGTACACCACCGACGACAACCACCTCACCTACCTTGCACATGATCGAGTGACACTCGAAGGCGTTGAGGTTGCGACCGACTGCGCCTTGGAACTTCTCGATTGTGTAGCGAAAGAGCTGGTCGAGAGGTTCGGGGCCCGAGGCGCGGCCTCCAAAGGTCTTCAGTCGGGCACCGGCCTGGCGTACCTTGCTCACATCCCACTTAGGAATGTCGCCGGTATACAACGAGCTGATGAGCTTGCGGTAGGCCTTGGCCCAGCCCTCTTTGCTGTCCTGCACGACGATTGTGTCGTCACTGTCAGCCAGGCTGGCTGGCACACAAGGCAGCTTGTTGACGTACTCTCGTTCCACCGAGAAGCCGACACCAGTGCCGCACAGCAGGATAAACATAGCCTCGTCGAATGCACGAGGGTGATCGACCGCCAGGTAAGAACAGTTATAGATGCATGTGTTGTCTCGGCGTGAGGCTTCACCGGCAGTCATAATGGCTCGCATCGATGGCATCACCTCAAGGTTGAGGATTGCATCGCGCAGCTCCGACAGTTCCTTGGAGGTTACACCCGCAACAGGGCGGCAGATGTTCTCGATGAAACGCTCAACAGTCTCACCCCAGTTCTCTCGGCGACCCTCTTCCGGCATCCAACGTGCGTATCGGGAGTAGGCTATAAAGTTCTGATAGTCAGTGGGCAGCTCTCGGATGCTGTTGTTCATTCTGTTATGTCCTTGCCTTGGAGTTGGTTGATACGCATCTCGATGTAGCGAGCTGCTTTGTTTAGGTCGGCAATCTCTGCCTCTCGTGTCGTCTTGTAGCTGCCTTGCTTGTAGCCAGCTCTCATGACGTACTTGATGATGTTGCCTCTCCAGAAATCCAAGCCGTTCTGCATGATCATCTCGACCGGCTCGATAGCCCACCTTGCGTAGTGAGTAGGCTCATTGATTTCGTCTGGCTTAGGCTTTGACTGTTTAGACATGCGCTTCATCGTGGCTTCGTAGCTTTCACGGCGGCTAACTTGCTTGGCGGTCATGTTCTGGCTCCCATAGTTTTAATGTTCCTTCGGAAGCATCCCATTCAGACCAACGTAAGATCCGTGCTAACCGAGCCTGGCTCTTGGCATCCGTCTCCGTCATTCCTGCTTTCTGGTAGGCGTGGATGACGATGCCCCAATCTGGGCGTGACCCAAGGATGGTCTCAGCCTTCTTAGGGCCTACACCTGGAATGCCTTTGTAACCGTCTGTCGTGTCACCGGTCAGAACCTGCGTGTAGAAGTTACGCTGAGCATCCTCGAAAGAAATCGTCAGCATCTCGTCAGCCATCGGTCGATACAAGCGGCCTGGGATTGTCTTCATGTCTTTGTCGTCAGACACGATGATTGTGTTGGCTCCAGGGCTAGTCGCCATGATGCCCATGCAGTCATCAGCCTCGAGCCTCGGCTTCCAGTAATGTTTGTAAGTAGACTTAGCCCAGTCGATGAGAGCCTTGTGGCCTACCGGCTTGCGGGTCTTCTTACGATTGCTTTTGTATGACGGGTCAACATCTCGTCGGAAGTTTTCACGGTCGCTAAAGCACAGGATCTGTTCCTTTGTCTCTAGGCGGTCGTGGATTTGGCTAAGCTTGTCTGTAAAGATTTGCTTGGCTTCGGTTAGGTCAGTAGCCAGCGACCAAACATCATCACCCCAATCAATCTCATCCTCAGCAGCCGCAGCGGCCTGGTATAAGAATAAATCAGCATCAATCAGTAGGGTCAGCTTCTGGGGTTGGGAAGTCGATTCCGAGCTCATTACTCATCCTTTCTAATGTGAACTGCAGCTCCTGCATGAACGCCATACCCATCTCGGTGATGAGCCATTCGTTGCCCCAGGTGTCTTCTGCAATCTTTGTGGTAATCAGGTCTTCGCTGGCACACATCGCAACGTAGTTGGCGTGTGCCCTGGCAAAGTCTGATTTCGTGGTGTAGGGAGAACGCCAAGTGTTATGGAGAACCGTGTAGACCGAGGCCATCATTGGGAGCTGTTGAAAAAGCTCCTCATTAGTGGCTGTCAGCCCAGGTTGTTCCCCAGGAGTACTCTGCGTCGATTGGGATTGATAAGTTGAACGCTCTTCCAGCTTCTTGCGCCATTCGTCCAGCGATAGTACCGACATGATCTTCAATTCCTTGTAAACAAGCGATCTGGATCTCGTCGTGTACCCAAGCTACCGTATAAGTCCTGTCATCCAGTCCTTCGTCCCTCAACGCAGTATCAACTAAGCAAATCCATTTCTTCGAGATGCACCCCGCCGCAGACTGCAGCAGAGTATTAAGTGCGCTGTGAGCCGATCGGATTGGAACCCGACGACCATCAAGGCTTCGTAAGTAACCTCGATCAGCGGCTGTTTGTATTCCACGCTTCAATGAGACAAAGGCTGGCATTCCCGCAAAGAAACGATCCTGCAGTTGTTTGCCTTCCTTAAAACCAGCTCCAAGGATTTCTCCAAGGCGAGCCGGTCCAGCTCCATAGCAAAGCGCATAGATCATGGTCTTTGCTTGGTCTCTTGTTTCGAGACCTGCAGCTTTCTGATTGAAAGTGTGAATGTCGCCTTCAAGTATCTGCTTTGCATAGGCTCCACCATCATTGAGGTAGTGAGCGAGCATCCGCAGCTCGATGCCGGACAAATCCGATCCCACAAGGCTAAAGCCTGGGGGAACAGTGAACAGCTCTCGACATGTTTTGCCGAAAGGCTGAGTAGCCCGTGGCACCTGTCCTAAGTTAGGGAACCGGTGCGCGGCGCGTCCCGACACAGTGCCACTAGGCACAATCTGGTGTCGTAAGCGTCCATCAGTGTTGACGAGTTTCATCCAGGCATTGCGCCCTTCTGCGAGCTGGCCCAGGCGTTTCTGTAGTAGAAACATCCGCGACAGCTTCTGTGCTTCTGGGTAGTTAAGACCGCCTAAGACATTCTCATCGATCTGAGCGTGTCCATTGCCGGTCAACAGCTTTGGCTTCCAATCGTACTTGTGCTTAAGGCACCTTTCGATGTGGCGGCGGCTGTTGTAGTTAAACTCAACTACTGTAACCTTTTCAGTAGGGACACCCTTCTCGTATCCGTACTTGCTGTTGTTTGCCTTTGGGATAAACGGAGTGCGTATCTCCCACGGCTCGAACAGGTCGTGCAGCTCGGCTTCAATCTTTGAACGCTCAGCAGCTAACTCAGCATACAACTCGGATGCTTTGTCGCGATTAAATGTCCATCCATTGTTGCCTATTCTAAAGCACAGCTCAGCAGCTTGATGCTCCAGGTCGATGCTTTCCTGTGACCAGTTATCGGTGTCTAGCTGCTCGAGTAGGCGATGGTTCAAGGCGACATCCTGGCGGCAGTACTTCTGCATATCGGGTGACCAGGCTTTCCAGTCACCACCGTCGAAGTCGTCTTTGTGATCGCCGAGGCGTATGCCCCAGGCTTTTAAAGAGTGGGAACCATAGAGCCGCTTAGGCATCTCATCTGGATTGCGCCAGTTGCGCTCCCAATCTTCATTCTTTAGATCGCCGTGTAAAAGGTGAGATAACACGAGCGTGTCGGTTACCTTAGCCTTCGGGTTGAAGTCTCGGTAAACCTTCTTGATTGCTGGGATATCAAACCCGATTATGTTGTGACCAATGATTTCGTCAGCAGCCTCGAGCTCAGCGATACCACGCTCAATCTCTTTAGGGCCATAGCCCCACTGCTCACCGGTGTCGGCGTTTAATAGTTCGATGCAATGGAGCTTTGTTAGCTGAGGTAATAAACCATCAGTCTCAACGTCAAAGACTAAGCGCAGCACGACCGACCGCTCCAGTCTCAGACAATAAGGTAATTAGTAATAAGATTGCGGCAATCGCGTTCAACACCAATAGTGAACGATCGTGCCATAACCAGCCGACTACAAACCAGGCGATCGTGCCATTGAGGGTAAACAGAATGTCGAGGCCTGGCATAAACTCAGA